TTTGCCTCTTTTTCCGCAAACAGTTCATCAATAGAAGTTATATCTTTATCATATCTATTCTTTATATATGAAAGAATGTCATCTTCTTGTAATTCTGGTTTTGCTTCTTTAGCAATGACACCCTGTCCTTCCTCTTTTATTTCATCTTCTAAGTTTCCATCAGTTAATGTATCCAATCCATTTCTAAGATCTACTCGATCTACACCATCACCTTTAGGTGACGAATCTTCAAACTTCTCCTCATGTTTTTTCAACATTTCTGTTTCAACTTCCACTCGAGACTTTTCTTCTTTAGTTACTTCTTTTACTTGAAATTCCATTTGATTTAATTTTTATAAAGTTAATACTATTTTATTTAATTATCGTGGGTTAAATTCAGACAGGTCAAAACCATCTAAACTGTCCTCATTAGACTCAAAAGATATAGAAGGTAAATTACGTTTTCTCTGCTCAATCATTCGCGATTGATTAGAAGACTGTTTATTTAATCTATTGTTTTTTTCTGTCTCCCTATTTTCTTCTCTTGCATCTAATTGACTTTGTTCCACACCTTTTAATTGCATTTGATAGCTAAACTCTACTTCCATTAATTTCTGTTTCAACTGAGCCTCCATTTGCATTTTCTGAATTTCCATCTGACTTTGAGCCGTCATAATCTCCATCTTAGCTGTGGATGTTGCTTGTGTTATTTGCATTTGCTGCATAGCTGCTGCCTCTTGAGCCTGCATTTGCTGTTGAGCCTGCATCTCTTGAGCCTGCATTTGTTGCACCTGCTCTTTTTCTTCTTTCTGCTTACGCTTAAGTTTTAGCAACTGGTTAGCCATTTTTAGATTATTGATTTCTCGAATATCTATAGCGTCTTCTAAGCTTATATTTTGTTGAGATAAAGCCATTTGAATATTTTGCTCAAGCATTGCTTTTTCTTCCTCATCAGGAGACATTTCAATAAAGATCCCGAAATCATATAGATATAGGTCTTTTATGTCCTCAATAATTTGAAGATTATATTTACCAATCTGCATCGCAAATTCATCTTTAAAGTCCGCATACTCTAGTATGTCAGCCATTCTAATTGATAAACATTCCGCTAAACTTCGTGTCATATATAAGCTTGCTTGCAAAATATGTCTTGTTGCTGTATTTGAATTTAAAGCAGCTAACTTATTAATACCAACCAATGAATTAGGATCTGGCATACTACCATCACGAGCTTCATTTAATCCAGTAACCGATCTAATCATATCTAAATAATGATTATAGTTACCAATTAGCATTTGCATTTTATTAGCTCCACTACTTGCAGTCAGCTGTGTAATAGGAACCTTTGCGTTATTATACTCACCGTCTTGCGTATAGCTACGACCAACAACACTACCTGTTTGAAAATACAAACGTAATGCGTCTTCCGGAGTATATGCAGCACCACTACCTAAATCCACTTCATTCAAACCATCAGCATCAATAAATACACCATCTGGAACTAAACGTGAAACTACTTGTTGAATTTTTAAGTGAGTCATTTGAATTAAATCCGCGAATGGAATCATTCTACGAACTAAAGACTCTACTGCTCCTTTATATATTCGTGGAGCGCACGCAATATAATTTGGCCTAGCATATTGGTTACTAGACTTTGGACGAACCATATTCTCACTCATCTTCCATTGAAGGACAATATTAGTACCCATCACCATTATACCATCATACCATACATCTATTCTTTTTTCTACTCTTTTAAACTTCGCCTCCTCTTGCATTTCTGCTGTTGGATTAAACTCATCATCTTTTTCAACGGTCTTAAAAGTCCCGTCAGCCATTTCTTTTTTCTTGTAAACAAAAGAATGTGTAGATTTATAGTTGAAGTATAGTAATGTTGCAGTGTCTCTACTAAACATACTATCATTGTAAGCTTGCGCTCCATCATAGTATTGCGCCCAGTCTTGACTGTACTTAGAAACCTCAAGTAGATCTTCATTTGTTAATGAAGGATCAATTTTTATTAACTCTCCAATTGGCACAGTTTTAATCTCTCCCCAGTAAAAATTATCTTTAAAATAAGGATCTTCAGTATAACTATATACCACGTTAGCTGGATCTACATACTCAATCTGAACTCCTGTTCCCTGTAGAAACATGTGCTTACACATCCCTATTCCCAGAACCGTCTGATCATAGTCAACTCTTTTTCTAGTATCTGCATAATGGTTTTCATCCAACAGAGTGTTTATCGCTACTTCTTCAGCGATCTCAATTGCTGGCTTGAATTTCATTTGCATGTATAATTCTAGCTCTTCATCATTTCCTGGAAGTTCCTCTTCTTTTACACTGAAGACAGGAATACCAAAATCCTTTTCAAGTTGTTTTAACAACGGCGCAGCAACCATATCAGCCTGTACCATATCTTGAAACGTATTTCTTTTTTCAGCAGACATTGCATCTTGCGCATACGCTTTAATTTTAAAAAGTCGATCAGACATTCCGTTCACTACGATATCCACAAACTTTGGGATAATAGGAACTGGAGTCCAATCCAGATTTAAATGACTTAAGTCGCCATTAATTGATATTTCGTTCTTATATTTAGCAATAGACTGTTCACCCCTTGCATATAGCCTCAATCTATTGAAGTCGGCCCATTGGCTATAAAACCTACACGACCCACTATCCCTACGAAACCATTCATATTGTATTGCCTGCCCAACCTGTAATCCAAACTCTATTGTGTCTTTAACTTTATCTGACGCAAATTGATCGGGAAAAGCAGCAGAGTTAACTTGTATTTTTACATCTTTCATTTATCTAAGTAATTGGCTAACGGAATCTGTATTATTATATCTAGCAAAGTTAATGCTTATTTTCGATTTTTCTTTAGTCGGGGTATATAGGTGTTTTTGATTAGCCATTATAGCTAACCCTGTACTTATAGACGCATCAAATTTGGTTCTGTTATTTATATCAAATTTCGCCCAATCCTCCAGAGTCCTACGAAAATGCATTACTCCCATATCATCTTTATCTCTATAAGACCCCTCCATATCTAACCCAACATGTTTTTCTATATATGATTCAATAGCAGAAGCATGAGATTGTTTTACGTCCTCACTTGAATTTGGAATCCCACCTAATTCTCTTTCTGTTTTTGATAATTTATTAAAAGTCTTATCCGGCCTATTTATACTGTACCCTCTATAGCCTCTGTTTTTTAAATGATACAATAACCTAGGCTTATTATTTTCACATAAAATAGGCATTCCATAAAATACTATAGCCATTAAAACTTCTTCAAAAAATATCTCTGCCGTTTGAGGGCGAGCGATATATTCTAAGAAAAACTCATTACTCGGTGCGTTATCCATATTGAATTTCGTCAATCCGTGTAAAGAACCGTTAGATCCCTTACCAACAACTACACCAGAAATATCATAAGAATCACATCCAAAAGTCCCCACATGTTCATTGCCAGGATACTTCTTTCCGTTTTTTGTTATAACATTATTTTGCAATGCTCTTTCAGGTAACCAAGTTACAAAAAATCTTCCTCTTTTATTAGGCGTCCATATTACCTTAGTATCCTTAATTCCATTCTCCCAAGAAAATGATCCCTGGGTTACATATCTATCGGTAATTAAAGAATCGTTATAGTCAATTTGCTGATATATTTTAGTAAGATTAAAGATTGATTGCTTGCTTTCATCTCTAAAAGCATGAGACTCAGTCCTAGGAAACTGTCTATAAAACTCGTTTAAAGCATCTGGATCCTGTTTTAAAGAATCTACTTCATTCTCCCAGTAATTTATAGCTCCCTGAATAATAAGCTCATTATCAATTCCTAACACTGGGTTATCAGGTGTTCTAAGAACAGGCATTCCAAAACGATCTATAAACCCCTCCATATTCCACTCCATAGGAATAAACAAACTATATAGCCCACTTTTTGTCTGCCCATTTGAATTACGAACAGTACAATTAGAATCATTATATAATTTTTTGAAGTTACCACCACCTTTATCTAAAGCATTTGACGTTGATCCCATCATACACTTACCAATAACTCTACTTCCTAAACGTAGACATGTCTTTGTAACACGCCAGTTATTTAAAATATTATCAGGACGTTCCCATTTACCTGATTCGTCATGTAAAAGTAATTGTAATTTTTCTCCATCATAACTGTTATCTCCAGTATTCTTCCAGTCAATCGTGGTATCTAATCCTTCAAGCTCCTGCTCTTCAGTTAGATACATATTTTTTTTAGTAATCTTAGATGCTGGAACCCTATATGCTAGTTCCGTTTTAGGCTTATCCATACCATCTTGGATCGGCTTGAAAAAGAAAGGATAGTTATTTGAGATAGGAACAATCTTGTCCGTAAACATTTTTTTTGCATCCGAACCTGTTTTAGATAAAATACCTATACGGGCATCTTTTGTGATCGTACCTGTATTCACTCCTTCACAGGATGCCATAAATGAAAATCCAGAACGTCTAATTTTTAAATAGTCTATTCCAAAACTTCTCTTGTCAGCTTTACAGGCTTCCCAGAAAATATAAAAAATTCTATTTGCTTCTCTAAAATCAGGTAGACCTATATCTATTTTAGTCCATTGAAGGTACATATAGTGAGTACCTGTAATATACGAGGGAGTTCCGTTGTTCATAAACCAACGCCCCTGCTCCCTGTAGTTAAATTCATTTTCTACATAGTCTACCCACTGGTTTTTAAAACTAGCTGAGGTGCTATGCCACTGAAATATAGACTTAATTCTTTTTAATTCTTTAGGAAGTCTTTTCGGCTCCCAAAACTGTTTATCTTTTTTATCAGATCTTTTTAAGACGTCTTTAGAAACTTTAGGAAGGGCAATATTTAAACCACTGATATTTATTATCTGACCAATTTCTCCGGTCTTAGAGATCACTACAAAATTATATTTTTCATTATATCCATAAGCCCAGGATTTGGCCCTGTTTTTATTAGCAAAGGCTATTTTCGGAACTATATTAATAAGTTCTACATATAATTTATTTTGACCTTGATTCAGCAAATCCTTTTGGTGTATTATTTATTTTATTATCTACTCCATCTATTATATCCTGTTCCTCTTCTATTCTATTTAAAATCTCAAATGCATCGAATATCGCAAGCTTTTTTGTAGCAGCAGCATTTTTTAATTTATCAGCAGCAAGCTCATCATCCTCACCATACTTAATGATATGTTCTTCCGCTACTCTTATTAACTGCATAACCGCTTTTTCACCAGCTTTTATTATCTGTTTTTTTATGTTTACGACATCCATCTTTATTTTGATTATATTTTAATTTCAACTCGTCTACTTTATTCTGCCAGTCTAAATCTTTTTTACTAATATTTTTTTCATTCATAATCTGAAACTTTATAAAACATTACAAAAACCTTTCTACCTTCTTCCCAAGACACATTAGGATATTTGCTATGAAAATAACTAGACGGGTATGAAACCAATCTATTCTCTTCATATCCAACAACCGTACTTAATCTCCATTTCTCTAATTCGTCAGCATCTATTTTTATCATTCGATCATACTCCTGATCACTAATATCCGCTGGAAGTTCCCTCCCGTAAATATAGTGTTCCCATAGCGCCGTTCCATGCAGCTCTTCTTTTTCTCTTGGAGACAAATAAAGAACTACTGCTCTGTCTGGCTTCTGCCCATTTATATTTAAATCAGAATGAATACGCCATGTTACATCTATCTCGTCTGTAGCCACCCTAAAGAAACTTAAAATTTTT